ATGTACTACTAGGCGGTTTAATATAAGCCAATAGGCAAGTAAATAAAAATGAGTTTGGTAGATTATGAGTGATCCTCTGTGTTTCACCCTTATCGTATTCAAAGACTGGATACAACTCCTCAAGAAAAGTCCAGTAGCCTTCGCCTTTATCGCATTTACTGAATAGATCTTCTAAATACGGAATAAAAATAAACTCATCGACCTTGTCCGGAATCAAATCATTCAGCATAAAGAAAGTCTGATCCCCACGCATTCTCCTTTCGCGCTTTTCGAAAAAATCGCCTAGCCTACTGATAACAGAATCTTTTTGCTTTGAAAGAAAAACAGCACTGAAATACTCTTGAAATGAACGGTGAGTGAAATAGTATTTCCCGCTTTCAAGATACATCAGACACAAGCTATAGCATAGGTCATACATGAAATCTTCGGGTAAGACTGACTTTGCATAAGGTGTGTTTAGCTTTTGGTAATAGAATTCAAATTCAGGCATATTAAACTCGAATTTTTCATCCCAATAGGTTCGAAAGCAAATCTCTGCAAACACATCCGCGAAGGTATCCACTGAAAGTTTAGATTTCAAATCTCTTTTATAAGCTCCTTTATTTGCATCATGCGTTCTGGATAATGCATTAAAGGCCTCTCGGTAAAAAATATGCATTTGTGAAGGTACTTCGGCAAACATCTCAAAAGTCATGAGCATTATTGTTAGCAGAAGCGGGTTTTCTGTAAATGCCCTGTGTGTTCTATATAGCCTTTTACTAAGCTCATCTCTGAATTTTTCTTTTATTGACGGATCATCAGGACGGAAATCAAGATTATCAATCAAATGCAGGGCTTGTTCTATACTAAAGGGTAACAGCCTCAATACGCTGAACCTATCGAATGATACAAAAGACTGATATGGACGTGATGATATTACATAATAGTTTTCTGAGTATTTATCAGCAAAGGAGCCTAATTCTCGTTCAAAAAAACCAACATTATCCGTTCCTATTTCATCAAGGCCGTCAAAGAGCAATAGACAACGCCCTGCCAACAAAGCCGAATTAAAACCTTCTTTTGTTATCTCTCCGCTAAAATCTGCGATTTTTGCATATATATATTCAAACAGCTTACCCGATGTATCATCAAAATCCTTCAATGGTACGAAAACCGGAATCAGCTTAAATGTCTCATAGTTATCAATCGTATTAATCAGAAGATGGCGCATCATCATAGATTTGCCAAGACCACCTGCGCCAGTAATGAAAATGAAGCGTGAGATTTCTCCCAATTTTTTAATGTTTGCATCTACAATCAATGTTCTTGTAAATGACGCTCCCTCTCGATCGGCGCGTTCTCGCCAAGTAATATTATTACATACATAAAAATCGTAAAAAGGTTTTGGCTGGTCATTGTATAGCAGAGTCTTAATCGTGCTGTACTTTGTTCTTACATTTGAGAGGTAAGTCAAAAATGCATCTGCTTGAAATGGTAATACTGCTGGTAGATTATCTTGTGTTGCAGCGATGTCTGATGTAGGTACAAAATCTATTACGCTGATATTTCGTGTGTTTTCAAGCCCCTCTAAATATTCAAATGTAAGCTCTGCAATGGATTCTTTTCCAACTGTATTTACAACACCCGCTGCGACTGTATATAAAAAAATGCCAGAAAGCAAATCAGATAGAACGTACTCGCTCTGTGAAAGCAGGGCGTTTTTTGTTGTTCCAACATATTTTTCGAAGCTTAGTTTTTTCCCCGTCGGACCGTTGTCATCGATGACTTCATCTCTTTGAATGATATTCAACAGGGCTAGTACAGCATTCAGCTTTTTATTCTCTTCCAGTAATCCTAAAACATCTTCAGCGAATTTCCGAGAGAGTTCAATTCTGTCAGCTCTCGGTGCCAACAATAGCACACTGCTTATACTTCTTCCTGGTCGACGTATTACACCAGTTCCACTTTCCGTAATAGTACCGGTTGAAAGGTTCCCGGTACAGTTCAATAAACGATGCACCGGCGTGGCATTCTCACTCTTTATATATTCACAATTCGGGTCAATCGTGCGTGTTATTGTGCCGACGAGACGAGGGTCGGTAACAACATCAAGCTTGCATAGCTGAAGCACACGAGCAAAGGTTCCAAAGCACAATCTCATCGTCACTATCTCCTTGTTTTTCAGTATTTTCGGATGTGTAACTCTCAATCTATTGATTGTAAGTCATTGTAATTTATAAGCTACTCCCACTCTAATTCGGAGCAAATAGTATCCACAGTAGGCTGATATCGGAAGTTCGATATCAGCTTTTTTGCTGTTTTTTACTCACTCTAATACACAGCAAATCAGACTAAATCATTATAACACGAACTTCCGCAACTCACAATGTGCGGAGGTGACAAAAGTGTGCATTTTACGATTAGCACGGTTTCCTCCCTGTGAGATTTGAGCCCTTGTAACTCAAATCTGCTCTTCGATGAGCTTCAGAAAATCACAGGAGGAAATCAAAATGAAAAACCACGACAATCAATCCAACGAACGGAAAATCTACCTAAAGGACCTGCACCAGTGGGTGCCAGTCAGCAAGACCGACTACGACAACTATTACCGTGACATCAATGCCTATCGGCGCAGACAGCAAGAACACGGCCGCTGTGTCTGCCCTGCAAGCAAGCGCTACCTCTGCAATATGGACTGCTGGACCTGCCGTTTTCATAAGGCGGGTGATGAACTTTCCCTTGATTACACAGTTACCGATGAGGACGGCAACGAAAAGAGCTGGCTTGATGACTTAGCGGACGATACTCCCAGCGCTCAATCCATCTTAGAGGAACGCGAACTACTTGACGCCCTTATCTGCAAATTGGGCGAGCTTGATCCCGACGGTCGTCGCATCTGTGAGCTTCTGCTTCAGGAAAAGTCGGAACGCGAGATAGCTGCCATCATGGAGATTTCTCGGCAATCAACCATCAACTACAAGAAGAAAAAGGCGTTTGAAGCTTTGCGTGAGCTCCTACGCGACTACATCTAATACCTTATCCATCTTTCTCCGGCTGCCAAAATTGGTGGCCGGAGAAAATCTTTTTTCCTGATTTTCGTTCAACCACCATTCTCACCTCCATTGGGTAGTGGAAAGAGCAAAACGACAAGCGCTCCTTCCAAGGAGGTGAAATGAATGCATAACGCACAGACAAGACCACGGAGCTGCGCTGCAGATGATGAACTCGTAGATGTTCTCACTGCGATCAGTGTTGTATCCATGAGGCTGGCAAGAAAATTGACCTTGCTCGCCGGACAGAGCCAATCCAATGAAGGAGGAAAAGCAAATGAGCAATATGAGCGACCTGGCCATGACCATCGAAGAACTGCGCAGCGCAGCTGCAGCTATTAACGAAGCCGTAAATTGGCTAGCGGAGCAGTTCAGCAGCAATGAACCAACGCCAGAGCCTACAGCCGCAGAGCCTGTACTTACGCTGGAAGCGGTCAGAGCAGTCCTCGCGGATAAGTCACGCACTGGCTTCACCGCTCAGATTCGCTCTCTGCTCCAGAAGTACGGTGCCGATAAGCTGTCCGGCATTGACCCGGCCAACTACAAGGCCCTGCTTGCAGATGTGGAGGGACTGAACGATGCCAGCTAAAGGACATGCACTTCTCTCCGCATCCAGCTCCGAACGCTGGCTTCGCTGCCCTCCCAGTGCTCGGCTCTGTGAAAGCTACGACGACAAGGGTAGCAATTACGCTGCCGAAGGCACTGACGCCCACGAACTTTGCGAGTACAAGCTTCGTCAGGCGCTGGGCATGGAGGCAAAGGACCCGACTGAGAACCTCACCTGGTTCAATGAAGAAATGGCCGACTGTGCTTCTGGCTACGCGGCCTACATTATCGAACAGGTAGAAGCGGCCAAGCAAAACTGCGCTGACACGGTCGTCTTGATCGAGCAACGTGTGGACTTTTCTCGCTGGGTGGAGTCCGGATTTGGAACAGCTGACTGCATCATTATCGCGGACGGTACTCTGCAGATATGCGACTACAAGCATGGGTTAGGCGTTCTCGTAAGCGCTGATAAGAATCCTCAGATGCAGTGTTACGCTCTTGGTGCCCTAGAGCTGTTTGACGGAATCTACGACATCGACACCGTTCTCATGACCATTTATCAACCCAGAAGAAGTAACATCAGCACCTATGAGCTTTCAAAAGATGAGCTTTACCGCTGGGCAGATGAGGTGCTCAAGCCCACAGCCGATCTTGCTTTCGCCGGTGACGGCAACTTCCTCTGCGGTGAATGGTGCGGTTTCTGCAAGGCAAAGCACGACTGCCGGGCCAGAGCCGATGCCAACCTGGAGCTTGCACGCTATGACTTCAAGCTTCCGCCGCTACTCACGGACGAGGAAGTCGAAGAAATCCTTACCCGCGTCGATGACCTTGTCGCATGGGCCACGGACATCAAGGAATACGCCCTACAGCAAGCCATCAGCGGTAAGGAATGGAACGGTTGGAAGCTGGTCGAAGGCCGCTCCAATCGCAAGTACACCAATGAAACAGCAGTCGCCAACACAGTAAGCAGCGCAGGATTTGATCCGTATGACCACAAGGTCCTCGGCGTCACTGCCATGCAGAAACTACTCGGCAAATCCCGCTTTGACGAACTCCTCGCGGCCTACATCGAAAAGCCGCAAGGTAAACCTACGCTTGTGCCCGAGAGTGATAAACGCCCGGTCATGAACACAGCCAAAAATGATTTTATGGAGGAAAACGATTATGAATAACAACACCAACAAAGCCAACAACCCAATGA